CCGCATTCGTACCTGCGCTTGAAGTAGCTGTTAGTTTTAAATCGGCTGAACCAGTGTTCTTCCATGTAAGTGTACCGCCACCAGAAGCACCTAAAGCCTTAATACCTACAGTGGTTCCAGAAGCAACAGCATTAACAAGAGTTGCTGCACCGCCTACAGTATCACCAACACTAATATTTGTTGTGGTGTTAGCAGCTACTTCTAAATCGACAATTATGTCTACGATTTTTGAGTTAGCGGGAATTACTACATTTGTAGCTTCTGCTGCAACAGCACCGCCAGAAATGTCCATTACATGTTGTTGAGTCATCACAACATAGCCAACGTTTGCTATGTCTGTTCCAACGACAGTACCCGTTGTGTTTCTAATATTACCTGCCCGAATCGGGCCTGAGAAAGTTGTAGTACCCATGTTGATCTCCTGTCTTGGGTTACGTCAGCAGCATCATGCCGCTGTCAGGGATAAATTAACAATAACATATCTTACGAAAAAAGAAAGGGGCGAGTAAACCCGCCCCTGTAAAAGTTCAATTGAACTTATGCACCTGGAGATCCATACATTCCTAATGGATCTGATACACCGAAAGAGTAACGCTCTCTCGCTTTGTAGCGAACGTTTCCTGTATCGAAGTCTCCGTCCATAGATGTCTGCATTGGAGTACGCACGAAGTGCTTCATCCCATTTGGAACATCTGTGGTTAAGAAGAACGCATCGTTATCAGTTAGATAATGATTTACACGGTAACCTTCTGGTATGGAGCCATTGGTATTAAGTGCGTTGATATCATTATCTGCTGTTCCGACACGAAGATCTGTCTGCAACAAGCGAGTCGCAACAAACATCAATGCAGGCGGAACGATCAACTTACGAGGACGTGCAGCAATCAATAGACCACGTTCGTCAGTGAACGCAGCAATATCAATAACTGCTTGCTCTAAAGATGTTTCGTTCAAGTCAGCCGCAACCGCAGGACGGTTTGCGTTTGTACCACCTTCAACTGTTGGGTGACTGGCTGAAAACAAAGTTACACCGTCCCCTGAGTTGAATGTAGTAAAGCCTGTATTAAGCAAAGATGCCGCTTTAACCTGCTTTGTATATGCCATACCTCTAGCTAATGCTTTGGTATAACGAGCAGATAGTGAATCATACAGATTGTCTTCCATTGCTTCTTCAGTAATGGAAAATCCCATTGCAACCGTTTCGTGGTTGTAACGAGCTGTAAATGATTCTTGTGCATTGTCGTAAGATATTGATGCGCCTTCAGCTTTCACTGGGGCAGCGCCAAATCCTGACAACTTCACTTCTTCTTCAAAACTGCGATCTGAGTTCTCAGTTTCATAGACCTCTGCATGTTCGCCTTCGTACTTCTCGTACTCTAAACCGAATAATGCATTAAGTCCTGGTAGTAGCTCTTTGAGGAGCTGTGCGCGTGATATAGCCATCGTCTAAACTCCTTATAAGCCAACGTTATTTGTCATCTGGTGAGCGCCTGGATTGAACTTTACAAGTACATCTGGGAACGCATCACTAGCAGGTGACACATGAGAAACGATGCGGAATGCTGCCGCAGCCGTTTTTACAGTAGCATCCAATGCAGATGTAGAGTTACCTGTCGAGGTAGAACCTGTCGAAGTAGACTGTGCTGCCGCAAAGAATGTGTTTGTGCCAATGATTGTTTGAGCACCTGTACCATCAAGCTGTGCTTGAAATAGTACGTTTGGATCATCAATCACATAGGCTTTAATCGCATCACCATTGGATGTACCAGTTGGATAATGCTGATCTTGTATCAGTTGACCTGAAGAGTTAACGTATTCACAACCAACGAAAACGCCTATTGCGCCAACGCCTGAAGTGCCTGATATGCTATTGGAGGTTAGGTCTGCACCTGAACCTGTAGCCAACGCAATGTACCCATCTGCCCCAATGATGACGGCTTGACCATAAAATAGGTTTGTACCTTCACCTGCGGGATCGATGAGATATTGGTTCGTAGAACCTGCATACGGCATTCCATCTGATCGTCTGATCGGACGTAGTCCGTAGGGAGCTGCTGTAGTAGCCATGTCTCATACTCCTAGAAGTTTAAAATTACGACAAGCTACCCTTTCGAGTCACTTGCCAAACGAGTTCCGTGTGCTTCGCTCTGGTTTCAGAACTGGCATACGAGGGTCTGAGTTACGCAAGTAGCTGTTATCCACAGCATCCATTTGGCTTTCTGCCTGTAGGAGCTGTGCTTCACGTCTAGCTTGCACATTTTCGGTAGTATTCTGACATAGCAGCAATCCACCGACCTCAATATTGTCTGTAAATCGAGAATCGATATCAGACACAACTTGAAGGTTTGGGTGATCATCTTTACGAACAGGTGTCCATCCCTCACGAAATCTGGAAGATACATTCGTATTGTCACTGTTCCCAAGTGTTGATGTGCGAATCCAACGATATTCAATACCATCTTTGGGTTCGGGGTTCGGTAACAATGAAGGTCTCGTCCACGACACCTTGCGTTTTGACTCTTCACGAGTCTCTGTGTTGCGTGAGTTTCGGTTCGTCATCTTTTCACTTCCTTCATTAATTGCGCCGCATATTGTTCATTTGTCAGACCAAGTCTCTTGGCGAGAGAAACCTGCGTTGAGGTCAGTTGCACTTTGCGTGGTTTTTTACCGCTTCTAGCAGCAGGGGCAACCACGTTGCCTGTCTGACGTTGAGGTGCTAATTCCTCAAAAGGCTCATCGTCAAACTCATCTGGGAAGACGCGACGCATCGCATCATCAATTTCATTATAGTACTCTTCGGTGTCTGGCGCAATACCACTTTTTACAAGTTTTTCATGAACGCCAAATGCATACCCTGTCATTTCAGGATCGTACTCTTTACTCCACTCCCCAAACCAAGGGTTGTCTTCTGACCACTCCACACCCATTTGACTAGGTTTTCGCGGCTGCATATTCTGCTGTTGATACTGTGGTTCTGGTGCAGGCTTAGGCGCAGGTCTAGGCTTGTATGAATCATACTTATCCTTTTCTACACTAAGCTTTGCTATTGCTTCTTGAGCTTCGATAAGAGCATCAGAGTCACCAGTTTCATACGCTGACTTATAAGCAGTCCTAGCTTTTTCTAGCTGTGCGTCTACTCGACCTTTGGCTTGATTGACTAGAACTGCCTCACCATCATTGATGGTTCTCTTGAGCTTATCGTTCTCCTGTTTGATTTGCTCTGCATAACGCAAAGCCTCATCCTGAAGACGACCTGCCTCTTCTTTGGCTCTTCGTTCCTCATGATACTCAAACTTTAATTGTTTAATGCGTTTTTGAACATTATCATTATAGTTTTCTATTTCATCATCATCAGGAATCTGCGGCTCACTGCCATCAGATCTTCTGGGTTTTCCTCTATCTTGCTCTGGAGTATCGTCAACAACTTCTATTTCAAAGCCATCATCCTCCTGATCAACTTGATCTTCCTGAACATCTTGATCCTCAGTAAAATCATCTTCATATTCTTCTTGTTGCGCTCGATTATTCATGCTCTTGAATACCCCCTTGGATCTTCCACAACTGCTTCCACAGTGTCATCGTTAATAAGACGAAACTCTTTCCCATGTACTTTGAATCGAGTGCCTGAATAAGATCGGAAGATTACGAAGTCTCCCTTCTTGCAGTACGATCCATGTGGAAATTTTTCTTTATCAGCATAGGCATCTTCGCCTAGCTCCATAACAAAACCAATAATAGAAGCAGTCTCTTCTGATGCTTTAATCCCATCAGGCATAAGAACCCCACCTTCTGTCTTGTCGCTGATTTCTGGTACGCCAATAAGAATCTTGTATCCTTTTGGCTGTGGTAGTTTAGTAGCTACCTTTTCTTCTGTAGTCGCATTCCCTGTATACATTCTAATACCTTGCAGTGATTTAAAGGTTCACAGTCACCTTGCGTGGACATCCACGAATACTCCCTGATTTGGACAATAGTAAAAAAATTTTTAACTTTCAATATATCTTTTTTCTATATCCTCTAAATCTTGTCGTATAATTTTTACTAGATCGCACCTTCCGACCAAACGATTATACGAACCAAGATCTTCTGCCTGACCAGATGCAAGATATGTCTTAATATCTTCTTCATACTCGTCAAGCTTTCGCCCTAACAGCGAAAACACAGTATCACTCATCTCCCTTTACAAGCTCCTTCGCTATTTCAATACCTAGTTTTGCGCCCTCTTTCTGGTCACTACGTTGTGAATTATCCAGATCGGTGGCTAGTTTTACGCCAAGACGTGCACCCTCACGTTGGTTCTCAGCGGAAATACGTTCTTGTTGAATTTGTGCATTTGAACTTTTTGTCATCGCATCAAGCTGCAACTTCTGCGTATCCATTTGGATCTTGTGCTCTAGTTCTTTTTGCTTAATTTGCAGTTCTGCCTGTTGCATTTGTACAACAGGATCTTGTTGCTGTTGTTGCATTTGCTGTTGTTGAGCTTCTGCTTGACCTTTTTGCAACAGTTTCTCTGCTGCTTCTTTTGCAAGCCTTGAGATCTCTACCTCTACATCTTCTGGTAGTGGTTGGTCTTCGTTTGGCAATTCGACACCAAGCATTTTTTCCATCTCACGTCTATACTGGAACGCAACATGTTCTGTAACATGCGCTGCCATAGCCGCACCAATAGCCTGTGCAAACGGTGACTGCCCTACAAGCTCTCGCATCTTAGGATCTTCTATCGCACCCATGTGAACTGCTATGTGTGCTTCATGATCTTGATACTTGAATGCCTTAGTTGGCTCTTGCTTGAGCATCATCATGTTTTCTGTAACAGGATCAGCAGGCTTAATGTCATCAGGTAGTTTAATTATATCGCTTGCGTCCTGTATTCCCAAGACTTCTAGCATCTGACGGTGCAACTTGCCCATGTCATATAGCTGAGGTGCTTGTTGAGATAGCTGCAAAGCTGCCTGATACTGCATAATTCTTTGAGCCATTGTTGCAGCGTTAGGATCTGAAACAGGTATAACATCTACTCGTGCATCAAAGTCCTTCTGCCTATCAAAGTCACCATCCATTTCATAGGCATATTCTGATGGCATGTAATCGCGTATAATCTTTGACAGCAAGCGTAGTTCGTTTTTCATGGCTGCATGCATACGAGCTTGCACACCAGACATAACTTTCATGCTACGTTCCATTAAGGCGAGTGTTGTTCCTACAGGTGCTTGAGCATTTGTATCCCCAACCTGTATATCAGCAACGGAACCTATCCTACGTCCTTCTTCGACAATGTTGCCAAGTAACGAGTATAGAACCCCTGATGGCTCTTTGTAAGGGATGAACGTAATTGAATCCCGTATCGCACCACCTGGAACATCCACGTCCCTGAACTCACCTGGCATAAGAGGGGTGTCGTCACCTTTAATGCGGAGACCGCGAGCTTTAAGACCCGCAGGCAGATTAGATAATGTACCCGCATCAATAAGTTGGCGAAGGATCGAAGTCGCTGACTTAGCCAATCCACCAATGAGATGTATAAGACCTGTGCCGTAGAAACCCAAGCCAGGTAGGTATTTGTAATGTACAAAATGTAATCTTTTCTTTTTCTTTTCATCTTCCTGATACCAGTTTTTTCTTATCGCCAACACTTCTTTTGAAGACTTATCAATGGTTACAACGTAAGGTCTGGCTATTCCATCTGGATCATCGAACTCATCTGGCATGTTCATGGTGACATGCATCTCTAGAATTGTATGACGATCATCATCTTCTATAACTGCACTCTCGCCATCAAGCTCGTCGTACTTCTCCTGTATGTCTGAGAAATCTGGCTCTGGATCAGGAATATCTACCTTCTTGTAAAACCCTGCAACCTGTAACTCTAGGATTTCGTTAGCTGTCTTCTTCATGATGTGTGTATATCTAGGACAGGAAGCCAGATCTGATGCACCATAGGAAGCAACAAAGTCTTCTGCGGGAACAAACATAGCTACAGGTCTATCCTCTAACGGATCATAGTAAACCTTTTTGAAAGCAGACCCTGCAAGCGGTAGCTTGAAGAGCATTTGTTCTGTCTCATCACGGTATTCTGTCATCTCTTCAGTCAGAAGATAGTTCATTTCTGTCTGGATTCTGTCTGCCTGATCTGTCTTTTCTGGAGTTAATTTACCCATGATCTTGGTTCTTACTGGCCCAGACGCAGGGAATAACTCACCCATTGCCTGTGCCTGAAACCTCACAACGGCCTCTGTAAGAACTGGATGGAACACTCCAGATGCCCCTTGCCATGGTTGGCTACGTTCTTCTATCTTCATCCCAAGAAGATCTAATCCTTTAACGTAGGCTCTTGCCCAGTCTTTTCTAGACTCACGATCAGAATTAAATTCTCCTACAAGATCTGATGCCAACGATTGTAATTCAGCTTCATCAATAAACTCAGCTAGGTTTGCGTCATGATCTGGGCCTGTAATACTTTCGCTTATGTCCCCTTCAAAGTCTATGATCACACCACCGTCACCAGTATCTATCGATACAGCATCAGGATTTATAATCTCTACTTCAATATTTTCAGCATCCGTTTCTTCGATTTCTAGATCCGAAGGTTCCATTTGCTTTTCAATAGCCATGACTATCTCCTAGTAATACTCGACTGGTCTTTGATATTTTGGCTCGTCATCCCAGTCATCCATTTCGGCTCTCACCCAACCGCCTTGCCTGAACCTTAGCAGAGCTTGTGTGGTGGAGTCCACTAAATCATCATGATCCCCAGAGGGAAATGATGCACACTCCTCAATTACTTCTTCCGACCATCTAGTAGGAAGATACCATATTGAGCCGCTTGCGAATAGGTCTGTTACTGCATTTACTCTAGCAATCTTATCTTGTCCACGCGAAGGTGTAAACTCTGTTACTGGAATACCCATAGCTCTAAGCTCAAATATCAGGGGTGCACCAGAGGCTTTCTTCTCCACAATCATCTGATCAGGCTCAAACTCTTGGTACTTATCGTATGCTGCACGTTTCAATTCAGGAAACTCTAGCTTTTCTTTGTAGGCATCAAGCAAAATCACATTGGGCTGACCCTCAATGTAGAACACACCCCATGTTGTACAGGCACTGTAGTCTGATCTTTGGGTTTTAAGAAACGCTGTATCCCAAGATTGTATGATAGCCTCACACGGTGGCGGTCTATCGTTCTCCCATTCCTGCCACCACTCTCGTTTGATGAGAGCACCTTCCTCAGATGTAGGATCTTGTTGATACTGAGCTGACCATTTCGATACAGGAAGTTCTGCCTTTAGTGCATCTAGTTCATCTTGAGACCAAAACTCAGGCCATAGAGGTTTGCCTGATGGCATAATCGCAGGGAACTCTATCACTTCCCAGTCATCCATTCCCTGTCTGTCTGATGTTGATTGTAGAATCTGACCAGTAAGATCCTTCTTAGACCATCTGGTCATCACAACGATGATAGCTCCTCCTGGCTGTAGACGCTGCCGTGGGCCTGATGTGTACCATTCGTAGACTCTGTCGTAGACATCAGCGTTAAACTGCCCTTGTTGCGCGTCCTGTTCGCTGTGAGGGTCATCTATGATCAAAAGATCCGCACCTTTACCCGTAACCGCACCGCCAACACCAATCGCAAAGTAATCACCACGCTTGTTTGTGTTCCATCTACCCGCAGCTTTGGAGTCTGATGAAAGGGTAATGCCACTAAAAACTTTTTGAAAGTCTTCTGATTGTATCAGGTTTCTAACCTTACGACCAAATCCCACTGCCAGTTCTGCTGTGTGTGCCGTTTGAATAACTTTTTTTTCTGGATACTTTCCAAGAAACCATGCAGGCAAAAGGTAAGAAGCAAACTCTGACTTGGTATGTCGGGGTGGCATGTTGATGATCAAACGTTTTAGTTCACCCTTAGCTACCCTCTCGAAAGCATTAGCCATCTTTTGATGGTGAGTGCCTGATATAAAACTAGGCCACATCATTCTCACGAAGCTAATGAAGTCATCTTTGGAAGCAGATTTGTTTTCCACTTCCTCTAGT